CTATGGGTCCTCAGCTATTTGATCCTAACGTAGGTATAAATCTAGCCTTGCAACAACGATCACAGGACGTTAATTATCAGGGTGCAATGGCTCAGGCTAATGCTGCACGCAGTGCCGGAAGATCAAATATGTTTGGTTCTATCCTAGGCGGGGTAGCAAGTGCTATCCCCTTCTGTTGGGTAGCCCGTGAGGTTTACGGTGTTGAGAATCCTAAGTGGCTAGAGTTCCGTTACTGGATGCTAAATAACGCACCTTCTTGGTTCCGTAACCTGTACGTGAAGTACGGCGAAAGAATAGCTAAGTTCATCTCCGATAAGCCACGCATCAAATCAATCATCCGCAAGTGGATGAATACAAAAATTAAATAGTATGGCATTTCAAGTAGGATCACAGATACGCCCAGAACTGGGTGACGCGGATTACAGTGGCTTTGTAAGAGCCGCTGAGATACAGGCTAATACCCAAGCACAGCTAGGCGCGCAGCTAGGTGCTGCTATAGGTGGTGCTATTGCTGCCAATAAACAAAAAAAACAAGAGAAGGTTTTAAGCGAACAGGCGGCTAATCTGGTATTTAGTTTTGCAAATGCTAATCCTGAAGCTGGTAAACAGCTTGGTATTGAAACTTTGGACGATGCAAAGGTAGCGGTCAAAACACTGGGCGGTGCAAAGCCTACACTTGCTTTACTCATGGAGCTTCAACCCTCTCAAGAAACAATAAAACCATCTTCCCCTAGTGCTTTGGCAAGCGCAGAAACTTACGCCAAAGCATTAGGTTTTGAATTTAATCCAGAAACAGGAAAAATGGAGAAGGTTGAAGGTCCTGGATTCTTGCGAAGCGTATTGAACATTCTTACACCTGGTCAACCGTTTGGATCTCCGCAAACCGTAGAGATACCTCAAGCAGTTATTGAAGGCACAACAGGATTGCCACAATTTATACAGCAGCAACAGGCTTTGACTGAGACAAGTGATGTTCCAGTAGTTGATGACAATGATCCCATGGGTATCCTTCAATAAGTGTACCTACGAGGTATTATGTCATTATGGCGATTACGGAAATAGAATTAGCCGAAAAGGTCAAGAGTAAGTATCCTCAGTACAGAAATATTGATGATACAGAGTTAGTCTCCCTGGTCCTTGACAGGTATCCGGAGTACAGCACTCAGCTAGGCGAGAAGGAGTACAGCAAGAACCTTCTTACTAACAGCGCAAAGACCTTGGTATCTGGTGGGGTCCAGGCCGCAATCAATGCAGGTGCTGGTGTATCTCAATCTTACTCCTTGCTGCTTGGAGATAAGAGCGACACATCAGAGGAAGCTGTCGAGGAGTACGCATCCCAACGTCGCGTAAAACAACGCAAAGGTGGTAGCCGTATGGCGAAAGGTAAGATCCTGGCTCATCGTAAGCGTAAGAACGAAGTCATTCAGTCACTGAACGAGAACGCTCACCGTCTTCGTACACTAGCTAACAGCACTGACGAAAGATTTAATATTGATCCGGAGTTTGCTAACTCGTTTGGCGGTCAGGTACTCAAGGGATTTGGTCAGATGGTAGGTAACATTGGTGCGGCTGTCGTAGGCACAGCGGTTGCTGGACCTGTTGGTGGTGTAGCTGCCGCAGTAGGCACGATTGCACCTCAAATGGTCAGTGAAGCTGTCAGTGACTCCGAGGCTACACTAGGTAAGTCTTACATGGACATGACCGAAGAAGAGAAGGAACAAGTAGCACTAGCTACCGCAGGATATGCGACACTTGGCACTGCCTTAGAGTTCGCACCTGTGGCCAGAATACCTTGGGTCAAAAACTTTCTTAGAGGTAAAACAAAGGTAGCAGCAGGGGTACTAAAAAGTCCCAGCGTTCGTCGTGAAATAGCTAGGGGTTTTGCTGCTGAGGGATTCACGGAAGCGGCACAGGGACAGTTGCTGGACAGTCTAGCAAGGGCTACGTTTGATGATGACCGTGAACTTATGTCATGGGACGTACTGCGCCAAAGATTCAATGAGTTCGCCGTAGGTGGTATCGTTGGTGGCGGCACTAGTGGTGGTATTGCGACCATACAAAAAGCGGCACAGGGTGATCTATTCAAGCCGAAGGAAACAAAAGAAGTTCAGACGGACGGGATTACAAAAGAAGTCTTTGAAGTTACTTATACAGATCAAAATACTGGTCAGTCGTCAACCGTAGAGATTGACGCAGAAAACCAGGAGGAAGCGACAAGGATAGCAGGAGAACGTCTAGTTCAGTCAGCCGTTGAAGGCACTATCGTTGCACGGCCCAAGCCTGCGCCTGAGCCTGTTGCTGAAGAGGTTATACCCGAAGCAGAGCAAGCAGAGTTACAGGATGAGTTACAAGAAGAACTTCAACTAACTGAATCTGACTTTGCTCCGGACGAGGAAGTATCTGCAAGGGCTGCTCCTGTTGGAGTTAAACAATTTGATTTTACAGATCAAGAAGCGGAGGCTGCTTTACCTAAAAAAGAAAAAGTTAAATTCAACAAACATAAAACTGAACCAATCCAAAAAGGTGCAGTAAGGTTAAACTTAAACTCTAAGTTCAAGAAAGAAGGTGTGGCTGGTTCTCAGTTTGTTCAAACCTTACATCCTATTAACAAGGATGGGAAACCGAATTATGGCAAAGCTCACAGTTATGGTAGATCATTTACTTTAAAGAACGCTACGTTTTCAGTTAATCCATTAGCGCGTGCAGTTATAGGATACAAAGTAAAAAATAAATATCCCATGGCCAGTGTTGACGGTGAAGTTGTAAACACAGATGGTTCATTGGAAGGCGAGGTTCTTTCTTTCAATCCTTTTAGAGAAAATGCTTTTGTAGATAGTCAAGGCCGTCCGGTAAAATCAGCCGATGAAGTAACCGTGTATGGCACTAAAGCATACGCTAGAGGTAATATTCAATACGCGGACACAACTGAATCAGTTTCAAAAGATGAGTTAATTACATTAGCAAGACGTGGGAAAAAGTATGTTCATCCTAAGTTTCATCCACAGGGGGTAAAGGTAACTTTATCGCCAGAACAAATCAAACAAATTGAGTCATCTCCGGAGCTTCCCGTTATTGGCACACAGCCAGAAGTAACAGCCGGGACTGCGCCTTTTACTGCACCGCAAAAAGCCCCACTATCTCACGTTGAACAATCGGACATCATTGATATGGATGCCCTCATTGATGAAATTGTAGAGAACGATATACCGGTATGGTTTTGGTACGCAGACCAACTTGGCGAGGGTGACTTTAATTTACCAAGCGGCGGTACAATAAACTTAGATGCAGGTCCTAGTTATGCACTACAGCCAGCTAACAGAGCCGCTGGTCGTGTATGGGCTTCTAGCAAATCGGTGACAGAAATTAACAACAAGATTTCGCAACTTAAATACACGGACAAAAATGGCAAAGAGCAAACGGGTTACATCTTTTTGGTATCAGGAAGTCCCGATACGATGTTCTTGTTTAACAAGCAAGCGTTCTTAGCCTTTTATCAAAACGCCTTTCAAGAAAAACAGAAGGACGGCACATTTGAACTTCGTGACTTTTCTGAGGTAAAGAAAGAGATACTTGCAAGCAGGCCAACCAAGCTTGTTAAAGATACGCTAAACAATCACGGCACTCTAGAGAGTTTAATAAACAGCTCCGAAAGCCGTCCCTTCATTGAAGCGTTGCTAGCGCAACGTGGCAAGTCCACGCCTCTCGCTGAGTATTTAAAATCAAAGGGGTTCTTTGATATAGAGAACAGTCAACTTCGTGACGGCTTTTACAAGGATAACAACTTTCAACTTAATGACATACTGCTTGTAGTAAAACCTACAAAAGCGGTTAAGGAGAATATCGCCCACAAAACCTATACGACCCCCGTATACGGAGAGGTAGTTGGTGTCCCTGATAAAACCGTAGATGCTTACTTGTTGATTCCAGATTCGGTTCGTAAAAACAAGGATATTACAATGGATCCGCCACAGGCGGCTCAAGTTGTAGCACCATACGGAGCCAGGGTAACTACCATTAAAAAGGTTGTTAATAGCCAGCAGGCTCTTAGAGCCGTAAAGAGACTACGTCAAGTTATCGAAGACAGTCCCGATGGATTTACTGTAGACACTTCTGGTGAGTTTGCTACTGGAGGATACATAGTTGCTCCCGAGAAATCTACTGAACGAATTATTAACAAAGAAGATTTTAACCAAAAATCTCTTACTCAATACATAATCGACAACCAACTTAGCCTTAATAGAGAAGGAGCTATGCTTGGCGGATGGTATAATAGTGAAAACGGAGAGTATGTTTTAGACGTTGTGTTTGCTATTGACAATGAGCAGGACGCAATAGATATTGCCATCTGGGGCGACCAAGATGCTTTTTTTAACCTAGATACATTCACAGAAATACGAACAAAAGATGATAACAAAAATCCAAAAACCCCGCAAGGAGACACCCGCACAGCAAGTGAAATCCTCAGCAGGAAGCCAGCCGAAAATCTTGGCGAGTATTCCTCCCAAAGAAGACGAAACCCCAGAGGCGTTCGCCAAGCGGTTCCTGGACAAGCTGTCCAAGATATAACTGCTCAGGTAGCACCGACAGACCCAGGGGGTACATTTAATCAAAATACCCTGGATCAATTTATTACAAAGAACTTTTTACCCTTATCGAGAAAGATAGGGTCAGACATTGTACCGAACTATACGGTTCCTCTAGCTCAATACAATGCTACACAGGGCGTTATTGAGTACAACCCAGCGGCACTTGCCCAACGGGATCAACAGTATGTAACGGCTGCTATGCGTGAAGAGATGATTCACGCAGCAATGTCTAAGGTTATTTTAAAGAAATCTAAAGGCAAGAATGAAGGAGAAGCATTTAAATCCTTCATGGAGAGCCTGGGAAAGAGCCTTACTCCGGAGCAGCGTACAGCTATCTCACAAGTCTACCAAGGTCTAGAGACTGACGCGCAGTTCGGTGCTGAATACAGCCGTGCCGCTATACAGCAGTTACTTTATGGTAACGTGACTGAAAGTTTTATTACGAGAGGTCCAGCTTTCGCAAAGATCAAGGCTTTGCTAAAATCCGTACAAGCATACATAGCTAAGACATTCAAGGCTGACGTTACTACTAACCCAGAGGCAGCGGCGATTATTGTAGAGTCCGCGAGGCTTTTACAGTCAATAGATGCTAACGCTAAGTTCTTTGAAAATAATAAAAGGTTAGTAGACAATAATCAAAGGTTAGTGGAGCAGAAGATTGTAGATAAAGCTATGGCTTATTCGCAAGATGTAAATCCAAATGCTGAGGTTACCTCAGAGCAAGTTGCTGAGTCCGGCAAACCACCAAGCGAAAAGAAACTTAATGTTAATTTTGCTAGGAAGTATCTGTTCACGGTCAGTTCATTGCTGAACTCCATACACCCTAGACTAAAGAAACTTGTTAGGGATTACTACGGTGCTATACAGGGAGAGGTGCTGGACTACCAAAAGCGGGTAGCCCCGTTCTTCAAGAAGTATCGTGGCATCAAGAATGCAGATGACAGGAAGAGACTTAAGCAGTTACTTTCATACAGCCCGATAGAACAAGAGGGTGTGGATCCGCTGATCGAAGAGAGGGACGCGTTACTTCGTAAGTATGATTTATTCAATGACTATCAACTAGAGATACGCCCCGTCCTTAATGAGCTATACAATAGGTTAGGCAACGAAGGTATTATGATAGGTTTCCTTGAGCAGTACTTCCCTCGCTCAATCAAGGATCTTGACAAGGTAAAGAACCGTGCAGGTAAAGAACTCAGGGATGCCTTTCGTGAATTTATTAAAGCACGAAACGAAAGAATACAAGACGCACGAACAAGAATTGAAGAGGGTAATCCACAGTCCGGTGACGTGCAACTATCTAAGGAGACAACTATTCAAATAGGTAACCCAAAGACTGCGGCACTAGAGGCACAGCAGTGGGATCAATTTACACGGGGCTTTAATGCACAAGGAAGAAGAAATTTACCAGGAAACTTTCTCTCTAGGAGCCAGGAGTTGGAGATCATACCTGACAACCTACTGGACGCTTACGAGGATCCTGGTGCAGCCATGGAGCGATACATTTATAATGCTGTAACGGCTATACAGACTACTCGACTCATGGGAAGTAAATTTGCTAACGTGCCTGAGGGACTCAAGGTTCCACCAGCAAGTGAGCTAGGTTTACTTATACAAGAACTAAGGGCAAACGGAGAGATCTCCATGGAGGATGCCGATGGCACTGTGCCTGATATATTTGCCATGATACTTAGCCCGGTGCAGGTTGAGAATATTTACTTTCAATTAGCTCGATCTTTTGGATACGGAACATTGCTAGTGGAGTTCACATCAACCCTGTCTCAGCTATATGATCTACCGTTTATTATGTTGGACAACGGTATCTTTGGGACTGCGGTTGCGGCGTTCGGACCTAGACTCAAGGGCGATGATTTTGGTATTGATGTAAACCAAGTCAGCGTGGAGTTTGCGTCAGACAATAGAGTCCTAGAAAAGGCAGTCCGTCTTGGACTCAAGGCAACTGGGTTTACAAAACTAGATCAGGTAATGAAGGAGACTAATCTGACTGCTAACTACAACCGTTACAGAAAGTTAGCTCGTGGATACTTCAAGGATCGTAATTCTGCTAAATCTAAAAAGTTTGTAGCTGAGTTAACTTCTATGGGCTACAGCGAGCAGGAGCAGACAAAGTTGATTGCGGATCTCAAAGCAGGTAACAGGGACTCAGCCTACATTCGGACCCTGTTGTTCAACAAGTTATCTGAGACTCAGCCGTTGACAAAAGCTGAGATGGCCCTGGGTATTGTGAATAACCCGAATCTAAGATTCACGGTGGCGATG